CCGATGTTTAATCGTTTCTATGAAGAGAAGGCTTCTTTCATTCGTCATATAACGAAGAACGGTCGTCCTATTGACATAGATAAGCTTACTGCTGAGTTAACATCTTCTACGGTAAGCACAAACGTAGAGCTTACTGATATGAGGGGTATGGCTGATAAGCTCACTCGTATTCAAGACCTTCTTGATCGAGTTGTGCATATCAAGATTCAAGCAACAAGCCAATGCGCCGCTGCTAAGCGAGGAGTTGAATTGCTTAGAGGGGTACTCGCAAAAGTTACATACGAAAAGCCAGCAGCAAGACAAGATGGTGTTATTTACGATCATATGAAAGATATTGAGATGTATGCATCTCGTCTTGAATCTCTTGAACAAAATGCTAAGGATGTTTACCATAATCTACTTGAGGCCAAGGAAATTTTGAGTCGTAAGATTAGCATTTCTCTTGAGCTTGCTAAGGAACAGAACAGAACAGAAGGACTTGAGAACAAATTCAATAGTTTGCCAGAAAATGCCAAGAAAGCTGTTGTTCAAGCTTCTTCAACTCCAAGTCGCCTAGCAAATGAAGGTTATGACAGGCTTGAGGTTCAGGAAGCAGTAAAAACTGCGGCCACAAAGCCAAAAGATGCACCAAAAAAATCTGGACAACTTTCGTGGTTAGATTGAAGGAATTCGGCGCAAATAGCCGAAATATAAGTATCCCAAAACAGAGTTTTAGAGAAAGGAGCAAAATGACAAATAGTAAACGAATAAACAACAGCAATTATTGAAAAGAATGGTTTGATTTTAGGTTTTAATGTGTTATTTAGACAGAGTGTTGAGAGAATGAGAGTTTCTGAGTGTTTCAGAGATTTTTCGAAGAAGACGTAGCAATAACAAACAAGACGAACTCCAATAGTTTTAGAGTTCAGAGTTAAGGAGATATCCAATGGGATTGATTGAATGGAATGACGTTGAGACAGGTTCTAGAGCGGGTGGTAAGGGCGGAGCAGGTGGCGGTAATGACAAGTTCTTGAAACTTGAACCGGGTAAGACCTATCAGGTTAGGCCGGTCGGAAACCCCTGCACGTTTCACGCATATTGGGTAGCGTCCCCAGAAAATCCAAAGCGCTTTAACAGAGCGATTACGGACGACCCACAAAACTGCATCATCAGACAGAAGTACAACCAAGAGGCGAAGACTCGTTACGCCGTCAATGTTATTGACCGCGCCGATGGCAAGCTGAAGGTAATGGAAGCACCAAGCTCAGTGTTCGATGCTATTAAGGCATGGGCAAAGGCTGTCGGACAAGATCCGGGAGCTAGGGCTGGCGCTGATTTCCAGATCTCGGTTGTGGTTCCGCCTGGCGGAGACAGGAAGCGCACGGAGTACAAGACGACTCCAATGCTTCAGACTCCGTTCACGGATGCTGAGCGAGCAATGCTGAAGGAAAAGGGCCTTTTTGATCTCGAAGAGATTTACAAGGCAACTCCTCAGTCTGAGATTGAGGCCAAGCTTTACGGTCCTAGTAAGACCGCAACAGCAGCAGCCCCAGTTGCATCCGTAGCAACAGCAGCAGCCCCAGCAGCTAAGCGTCCTACAAATGACACTAGCGACCTCGGCTTCTAAATAATGTTGAATAGTCACTGAATGACACGCCGTGGTTGATCGTAGCCACGGCGTTTTCATTCCGACACTTAAAGTGTGAAGGAGATACAAATGACAAAGAAAAGAGATACAGCAATTTCGAATTTTGAGGGTTTTGAATTTGGTAGCGAAGGCAATCCAACAGAGTTTATTCCAACAGGTCATGCAGAACTTGACTATATCATCTCAAGCGGCCTTCTTAGCGGAGATGAAAATGAAATAAAGACAGGCGGATTACCTACAGGTAAGCTTGTTATGTTTTATGGCGGCGAAGGAGCGGGTAAGTCTTCTTTGGCGTATGCCGTTTGCGGAGCGGCACAGAGAATGGGAAAGATTCCGATTTGGGTTGACGTTGAAAATTCTTTTAGCGAGTCTTTGGCGAAGATTAACGGCGTTGATCTTGCTAAAATCGGTCGAAAGAATATGTTCTCAATAAAAACAATTGATCCGAAGAAGACAACAAAAGAATCTGCAACGAATGCTGATATCATAGGTGATGGAGAATTTGCTCTAGATGCAGTTATGGATGCTTGCCGTAAGGGTGCAGGTGTTGTTGTTTTGGATTCTATTGGAGCGCTAGTTCCTAGATACGTTATGGAAAATGACGCAGATAAGGATACAATGGCCGCTTTAGCTCGTTTGCTGGGTAAGACTGTCAACAAGATTTGTAGTCTTGCTGCCGCAAACAATACTCTTGTTATCTTCATCAACCAACTTCGTATAAATCCTGGAGCGATGTTCAAGAACCCAGAAGGCTATCCTGGTGGTAAGGCTATTGCTCACGCATGTTCAGTTATTTTGAAGCTCAATAAGGTAAACGCAAAAGACGCTTATACCTACATTGAAGATGATAATGGCGAACAAAAGATGATTGCAGGCGCTGCTAATGCATTCATTGAGAAGAATCGCTTTGCTCCTCCTCACTTTGGTGGCATTCGTATCCCGATTTACTACGAACACTATTTTCCTCAAGTTGAAGAGACGGCATTTGAATGCGGTCGCCAGACTAAACTTATTAGCATTCGCAATAAGGTCTATAGCTGGGGAGGCATCAAGGTCGAGGGTAAGAAGGCGTTTGTTGCTGAGCTTGTAAAGCAAGGCAAAGTTGACGAATTGGTTATGGCGATCAAGGAAGCAGCAGACGAAACTGACGTTGTTCTACCAGCAGCAATGTTGAACTACGAGAAACACATTGCCTTTGCTCAACAGAATAAGGAAAAACTGGAAAAGGGCAAGAAATCTGCTCAGGGCAAAAAGAGTAAGGCCGAAGAAGTTGCTGAAGTTATAGGTGAAGAATCAGATGCAGATGGCAAGGTGAATGAAAGCGAAGGAGAAGTCGAAGTCGCCGATAACGTTGAGTTATGATAGTTCATTTCCCCGAAGTCGAACGTAAAGCAATTGCTGAGATTGCCCAGCGAACCTTGTGGGAAGAAAACACGGAAGATGTTGCTGAAGCTCTCAAATATTTGAGAGAAACACGAGGTCTTTCAGATGAAACAATCAAGGGCTTTAGATTCGGGTATTATCCGCAACGTTTGAAGAAGCAAGGGCATGACTGGGCCGGAAGGCTCATCATGCCATTATATGACCAGAATAACAATCTCATTGTACTTACGTCAAGGGATTTTCGTTACAAAGACGGTCCAGGAATGCCTCATTTGCATGAGGAATTTGATAAAAAGTTCTATATGTTTGGCATGGATGTAGCGAAGCCAAACATTATCAAACACCAGAAAGCTATTGTTGTTGAAGGGCAGTTTGATACGGCTTGCTCTCATACTTTTGGATTTGATATAACGGTTGGGATTTTGGGTAGTGCTTTTAGCATGTACCACCTTAGTGTTTTGTCGAGATACTGTAGCGATATCTTTCTTGTTTTTGATATGGATAGTTCTGGTTTTCAGAATCTGTCTCGTTCAATGACAATGTACAAGACATATGGTTTAGAAGGAATGGGAATTCGATTCATTCCAGTTCTTCTTCCGTCGCTCAAAGATCCTGATGAATTCTTGCGAAAAATTGGACCATCCGAGTATCGCAAACTATTAGTTGAAGCGAAACAGAAAACAACGAAACTGGGTTCTTCTGCTCATTATATTGAACTTTGCAAAAGTAACCCTAATATACGGATAGAATCAAAGAGATAAGGAAACAAATGCCTCCTGTTGCACAATCACCTGAAGTAGTCAACGTACTCAATGTACTCAATACATATCTAAAATGGAATAACCTTAATGGTCCTCCAAGAGGGTATGAGCATTACCATCCCTCGTCTTTTGGCGGTTGCTTAAGAAAGGTTCAGTATCAGCGATATGCTGATATGGGTCTTGTACATCCTCATAAAGAAGACATGGACCCAAAAACTCTTCGTATCTTTGATACAGGCCATAGTATGCATGCTCGTTGGGCAGGCTATTTCGAGAAGATAGGAATTCTTCGCGGAGTATGGGAATGCACAAATCCTTCATGCTGGCAATACGATGACCAAGGGCAACATCTTGCTCATGAACCTAGTTATGCCAATACTCACGGTCATGATAAACCAAGGAAATATGGCAAAGATAATAAGCTTGGATGTTTCAAACCAGAAAAGTGCGCATGCGGTAATACGAATTTTCATTATCATGAAATAACTGTTGAGGACAAGGAACTCAATTTCCGAGGTCATTGCGACCAGATTCTTGATTTCTCTAAGTTTGATCCATCAATGTTTAGCAAAGGCAATCCTGTTGATGTACTTTTTAGGGTTGAAGACCTTCCTAAGAAACCAATTGTCCTTGATATGAAGAGTATCAATTCTTTTGGCTTCAAGAGTAAACTTGAGCATGGTCCCTCGTTGGTCTATAGGACTCAGCTTGTTATTTACTGCAATGTTCTTGATTTGGAGTATGGAGTTTTGATATACGAGAACAAGGATGATTCTTCCACAAAGATATACAAGGTTGATCGTAATCCAGACATGTGGAATATCATCAAAAGACAAGCTGA